TATCCCGCGATATATTTTTAAGAACGTTTCCCGAAAAAAAGTCCCACAACTTATCGTATTCTCTCGAACACTCGTTGTAGGACTATGAATTGAGGATTTAACTCCTCTTCTTCCGAGTGTCTCACAAATTTACAACAACTTTTTATAGTTGTCAAGGGGCTATGTGAAACTTTTTGTGGGGTGTTTCTACCTTTCGGTAGAGATTATAAATATAGTCATACTATTAAAAAGTTCAATCCTTTTCAAAAATATTCTCTAAAATTCTTTTTAAATACGTACCAGTGTCCATATTTTTGACTTTATCCCATCCAAAGTACCCACATTCAGTATGTTCATGTCCATCTTGAGCTGTTTCAAGGTTAGGGTACATATACTCATGGGTATTCAACAGATAAACATACATCATACCTTTAATACTCCCATCTGTCTTTTTCTTTTTTGGAAGTATACCCACAAAATCTAAATCATAATCATTTATGTTGATGTCAGTTTCTTCGTAAAACTCTCTGTATGCGGCGTCTTTAGTTGATTCATTTTTTTCTACGTGTCCTGCAGGAATAGACCATATATTAGGGTAAGATGACTTACCATTTCTTTTACACAACAAACACTCACCGTTAACTTTAACGACAACCCCACTCAACCTTTTATACTTTTCCATATTTATAAATAATCATGAAAGTTAAAATAGGCGATAACACCTTTACAGTAAAGGTTATGGACGATTACCGTAAACGTGCTGAGGGTATGATGAACAAAACCTTTAACGAATATTTTAACGGTATGTTGTTTCTGATGACCGACCACACCAATTGTTTTTGGATGAAGAACTGTATAATACCTTTAGATATTATCTACATTGATAACCAAGTCATATCAAAGATTCATCACAATTGTCCTCCTTGTGTTGAAGAGGATTGTGATAACTACTGTGGTAGAGGTTATTTTATATTAGAAGTTGAAGGTGGTACCTGTAAAAACCTTGGTATCAAAAAAGGAGATTCGGTTAAGTTTATTATTAATTAACCCTCTTTTTTACTCTCCTGAATTTTTTCCTTTAGGACTTTAAAGAACTCTTGTCCAATCATCTTAACAAATTTGATGTATGGAGCATCCTCTCTTTCAGGGTCATATCTGTATGGTCCTGAGGGTGGTCTTTTGGCTCTACCCAAATAATTAAGTCCTGAAATGTTGGTAATACATTTGTGTCCACCTGAGTTGGCTTGAATCAAATCCCAAGCGTTTACACCAATCTTATCCAACAGTTCCATTTCAGGTTCAGTTAACTCTGAGAATGGTTTGTCAACGATAGGTTTTAAAGTATCCAAAATTTGTTCTCCGTTATCCATCATCATAATTTTACCACCATAGATGGCATCAAAATCTTTGAATGTGAATCCAACTGATTCTGCACCCATACCTGATTCTGCAATGTATTTGATAGTTGATAATGGAATTGTTCTATCTTGAAGTTGAGCCTTCCACTTATTCAATACTTCATCTTTAATTTCACCAAGGTTCACACCTTTAAGTTCTCTATCTTTTTTGAATGGGTTACAAGATGCTTGTACCAAACCTAATGGCCACATGATAATTAAAAAGTCCGCTTCAGGATTGTTTCTAAATGGTGTATATCTGTCGTAAGAACCTGTACCTTTTAAAGTTCCCATACCATACTGAAGAATAATACCGTCCTCAACTCTCACGTTTCTGTGATTTGCCATTGAGTCCATATAATCTTCGGCATTTCTCTGTAATCTTTCAGGGGTCTCACGAGTGTTTTCACTCATCCAAGTTTTAATGTTATTAAGAATTGAATAAAGTGATGGTTCAGAATCCATTACCAAACTCTCCAAGAAACCTTTTTTGTTTTTAAACGCCAACAATAATTTGTTAGTTACTAAACCTAATAACATTTTATTTTTTGCTAGACCTTTCTCTTTATCTAATCTAAAAAGAAAATTAACAACTTCTTTTGTTGTTATGTCATGTTTTGCAAAGTCAGCCGAGTCAACTGTGGAAATCAAAAGAATGTCTGAACTTGGGAACAATTCTTTTGGTGAGATAATCTGAGAAATTGTTTCAACATTTGAACGAGCTTGTCTAAATGATTTTGACGCATCCTTTTCAGCACCAACTTGAGTATCGTGGTGGTCTGTGTGAATGACAAACATTGGTTTACCGTGAGCAAAGTCAACTAACACTGGCATTACATCACCACTAGCATCAGGTTTTTTTACCGCAAACTCTTTCTCACCATATTGAATAACCTCAGAATCTACAACATCAATACCATTGTCTTCAAGGTATTTCTTCATCGCAATTGCTGTGGTAACACCATCCAAATCTTGGTGAAAATATATTTTAGCCTTCGGATATCTTTTAGCCAAAGCTTTGATATCACGTAAACCTGATTCTTTGATGATTTTTTTCATTAGTCCCAACCAAAATAGTGAATAATTTTATCGTACAAATCACCGTAATCAGAAACACACTGTTTGAATATTACCTTGTCTTTTTCAGGCATCGCATCCATGGTATCTTCACCCCATACACCATCAACAGGATAAACATTAATCATTGATTGGTATTTAGCAATCGCTTGAGCACTTTTTGATTTTGGGTAGTTTCCGATTGAACCGTCCATTTTTAATGGTTGACCGGCATCATCCTTTACACCTTTCTTATTGAGGAAACATTGAATAGCCATATTATAATTATACCTTTCAATTGTTGTCATACCTTGAGAAAACTCTTCCTTAAGGTACTGTCTCTTTGTTGCTTTGATGTGTTGGTTAAGAATAGAATTTCTTTCTTCTTCTGTAATTATAAACTTTTTCATATTAATATTTCAGTGTTAATAGGTATTTTAATTTATTAACTAATCTTAACATTTCATCTCTAAGATTCAATAAGTCAGTATCAAATTTTGGGTCCAAACCTTCAGTCATTGATATTAAAAACTCACAGATTCCATCAATGAAATTTTGCATGGATAATTTATTTATGTCTTGAAACATTATTGAGAATTCTGCAGGGAACTCAGGTCTACCATATTTTCCCATCATGGCTTCAACAAAGTCATCAATCAAATCACCTAAACCTTCGTAGATGTCTCCATATGCTTTATGTTTAGCATCAAACGTGGTTTGCCAATGTAAAAATCTAAATTGATTTTGAATTTGGACTAATTTTAAAATATATTCTTCTTTCATTATACTGGACTCATTAATCTTGTTAATGCCGACGTAATTGGCGACATGGCTATTTTATCACCTGTAGTAGTCAAACTCTGTGGTGATGCTTGAGTTGTTGTAGTTCCACCCAATTCACTTTTCAAAGCTTCTTGACCTTCAGGAGTTGATTCATACTTCTTCATTGCAGCCAACATTTGTTCTTCACCCATCATACCTGAAAGTTCCTCAGGTCCAACGAAATTACCAACACCCATAAAATCCAAAAACCCAAGATAAAATTTTGTTTGACCCATCAATACCCTTGTTCTTAAAGAACTTTTTCCAAATAGGTCGGCGAATCTACCTAAACCAAGACCACCACCATAAAGGAATCTTTGAAGGATATTTGGTTTACCCAATATTGTTGGGTCTAAGAACTTTTCTCTTTTCAAAGCCGCTTCCAACCCTTGAACTAATTTCATTTGTTCTTGTGGTGTTTTGTTTACCATTAAACGTCTAACACCCATGGACCTTCTTGATGCACTACTAAATAAGTTTACCCAACTTTGTAACGCCTTTTTGAATCCTGATAATAACCCTCCCATATTTGGAATTCTATCAATTGCAGTATCAACTCTTGAAGTCCAACTCTGAGCGGTTTTGAGTAGTTTGTTTGCAGGTCCTTCAACTTTTTCTAACATCTTAAGATTCTTAAGAGCTAATTCAGTATTACCAGCATTAATCGCTTTTTCAGCATTTCTAAGATATTTGACTCCTTGACCTCCGGCTTTCATGGTTCCCATCGCAGTTTTACCAACTAAATCACCAACATAAGGTATTGCAGATACTAAAGACAAGAACGCAAATAATGTATCACCTTGTCTATAATAAGAAATGGCGTTTATAAAGTCAGTAATTCCTGTTGGGTCAACAATACCCAAAACATCCAAAACACTATTGTACCACTTCTCTTCAGTTAGTCTCTGTTTTAGATTGTTGAGTTGTATTTCCGTTAATACTATTTCACCCATATTTGAATATAAATACTAATTATAAATACTATGATACAACTTAATATAAAGGTTGGTGACACAATTTTGATGGGTAGATTCAAAAACAAAAAGGTGATAGTAAAAACTATCACCCTTGACCAACATGGTTTACCATTGGTAAACGGAAAACCAATTTGTAATTTTCGTTACTCAAAAGAGTAGAACAGTTTAGATTAAACTGTCTCAATTGGTTTTTCGGGAAATTCTAAAACCTGTTGTCTTTTTTGTTGAACAAAGAATCCGACCCTTTCATTTGCCACTTTGGCGTAGTTTGAACTGAGTTCAATACCAATCCAACGACGGTCCAAAGTCTCTGCAGCAACCATACTCGTACCTGAACCAGCAAACGGGTCAAGAACAATATCATTCTTATATGTGAGAATTTTAATTGCCTTGGTTGGGATGTCCATTGAGAAGGTTGCCTTTGTTAATGAACGAGTATCGGCAAAATAATTCCACTGTCCAAATACCAAATCAATAAACTCACGTTTCTGTTGTTCGGTATACATCATCTTGGGTCTCATGTTACCGTCTTTACCTTCAACCTCACCCATCTCACCAACCCATTCAGGTTGTCCTTTAACAATCTTAATATGTTTCTTCTTGTACGCCAAGATAACACATTCCTTTGGATTGTAGATGTAAGGCGCCGATGGACTCATCCAAGACCCCCAAGCTGTGGTACGACTTCTGTGTGGTGATTCTTCTTCAAGGTCTACAACTCCGAAGAACTTGTAACCAATCTGTTTCATTATTTGCCATACCTCACTCACCATAAAGATTCTTCCACCCTTGTCTTGTCGGTTAATTTCGTAAGGAATGTTAAGAGCAATCCTACCATCATCTTTCAACACACGGTATGCTTGTTCCATCCAATCACGAGTGAACTTGGAATATTCCTCCCAAACCATATCATCTTCGTGAACATCATAATCAATACCAACCCCATATGGTGGTGATGTCACAATCAAATCTACAGACCCTTCTTCCATGGTCTTCATTACTTCGATACAATCTCCGTTTACTATTTTTCCTAAATAATTTTCTGTCATTTCAATATATTGTTGCTTTGTGTCCCTTTATAATAATAGGATTTTCTGTCTCAAATTCCAACCATGCCTGAGCACCATCTACAAATGTTTTTGTTTTTACAGATATTTCAAACTCAAGACATCTAATGGTTAATTTAGTATCCTCCGATTGAATTATCCAACCAGTGACTACTGAACCTGCGGCAGCCAACTTGTATCTCATTATTCAACAACCAAACAATAGTTTTCAAGGGTTATTTTTTTAGCATTACAACTAATGTGACTTGTCTCACTACCATCATCCTTAACCCCAATTGCTGAATTTATTTGACAAAGAAATTCTACCGAATCAACTTTCAATAGTTGATTATCAATAAAGACTTTCCAAGGTCTGTCTCCGTTTTTGTGGTTTGAATTATATCTTACCTCAACCAACATTTTCCAAATTCTCAATCTTCCTTTGAAGATACCAAAGAGCCTTTTTTAAATCTTGAAGTTCTTTGTCTGTTCCTTTCTTACCTGCTCTTGAAATATACTTAACCGTATTTCCAAGATGGAAGTCCAAGTCCCATGCTTCGATTACCTTTATGGCTTCATAAACATTGTCCTCACCACCATAGTGAACTGGGTGGTTTACCATTTCACTACTCATCGTCTTCAACCTCCTGATTTTGTTTAACTGCAGCTCTCATTGGTGAGTTCTTGGTATCAACATTACTATACATGTTATCCAAGATACTACTGAGTTGTGCAGCCAAGTCTAATGTCTCAGAGATAACTCTCACAATCTTATATGGGTCACCATTTGATGCCGGTCTACGGTCTTCAACATATCCCTTCCATTCTTTTGCCGTGGACAAAGGAACCCGAAGTGATGAACCTCTATCAGATACACCCCAACTGAACTTGTCAATGGATTGTGTCTCGTGTTTACCAGTCAAACGTAGTTCATTACTTGAACCATAGTTTTCAATATGGATTTGGTGGTTTGATTCAAATGCTTTGAAGATTGATTTGAAATATTCTTCACCCCCAACTTCACGCATTCTCTCGTTTGAGAAGTTACAGTGAAGACCTGAACCGTTCCAATCACCTTGTACTGGTTTAGGGTGGAACTCAATTTTGAATCCGTACTCTTCGCTCATCTGCAGAAGGATATAACGAGCCATCCAAAGGTCGTCACCAGCTTTGAGTTTTCCTTTACTGAAAACCTGGAACTCCCACTGACCTAGCAACACTTCCGCATTGGTTCCGGTGATTTCAATTCCAGCTTTTATGCACATCTCCATGTGGTTGTCAACAAACTCCCTTCCATGGACCTGTCCGTTACCAACTCCGCAATAGTATTTGCCCTGAGGTTCAGGGTAACCATTTTTAGGAAATCCAAGAGGTCTACCGTTTTGATAAATGGTGTACTCTTGCTCAAAACCAAACCAAAGACCCTCTTCTTCAGCTCCAACACTAGCACGAGTATTAGTGATGTGTGGTGTACCATCAGGATTCATTACCTCACACAAAACAAAATAAGAATTTAAATATCCTTTATTGAGAATGTTATTGTATACTCTTACAGGTTTAAGGATGCAATCTGAGAACTTACCCTCAGCTTGACGAGTAGATGAACCATCAAAGCTCCACTCGGGGCATTCATCAAGACTAATTTTGAGCGGGGTTTCCACATCAACAACTTTAACCTTACTTCTAAGGTTTGGCTCAGGAGCGTATCCATCGAGCCATACATATTCTAATTTAACTTTCATAATAATTCAAAATAAAATTTTCCAACCTTTAGAGCTTTCCTATATCCTTCTCTGACGGAAAACCTGGGTTTTGTGGTCACCGATAAACCATGGCTACCGATTCGCATCCAGATAATAAACATACCAAATGAAAAAGAGAAAATGGGTCTGTCCCACATTCTCAAAGAAAATGCCCAGTGATGCCGGTTAAACATACTACGAAGACTTACGCACATAATATTGTTGTCCGAACTCACTTTCTTCGATTTGGTTTTGATTTATAAGATGCTCCATTACCCTATTAGTAACGTCCAATTCTTGTTTAAGAATGTAACGAGCAATATAACTTACATGAACCGGGCGGTTCATCTTGTCAAGCATAGTCTTTAGGGTAACTTGGTCGATTTCCATCTTTATTGTTTTTTGGCTTTTTTCTTTTTTGGGGTCTCTTCTAAAGTGGGGGTTGTAACTTCGGTGGTAGTTCCACGAGTTTCTGCTTTCCACAGAGATTTAGCAACAAACTTCCAGTCACCCGTTGAAACTTTTATGTCAGCTTCTTTGTTCTCCACACGTGAGATGTGACCTTGTTTGTAATTGTTGTTGTTTTTAACGGCTTGAATACATTTCATAACTAATCGATTATTTCTTTCTCAAATATATTAAACAACTCTTGGTCTGTCAAACCTAAAAGGTAGCTTTCATACACTCTTAATGACAAATCATCATAAAAAACAAAAACATCACCTTTTTTGAAAAGTGATGTTACGGTTTTATTTGCAAGATTTGTTACGGTTTGTTCCTTTGTGATAAAACGTTTTGTGAATCCC